AGCCATCAATCTATCTTCAAGTTCACGCGGTTTTCTGTTTTCAGCCATTATTGGCCTCCATTTCGAGTTTCGCCTTGGCATATTGCTCGGGCGTTAAATTTAGTTTTTTGGCCAAGCTCATTTCAGACGGATTCAAACGAACCCTCTTAGGAGAAGTTGACCTTGTAGCCGGTGCTACGACCGAGCTTCTTCGAGCGACTGGGCGCTCATTTTGTTCCGCTTCTTCCTCAAATTTCTCGGGGAAACGCTTGCGGATGGTTGCGTCTATCTTACGATAATACTCTTGTGATGAAACCTGAACACCTTCGCGCTTGAGTCTCTCATGGAGGCCTAGAGCCAAACTGGTCATCTCTTCATCTTCTCCGAACCACGGATTTTCCTGTTGCCATGCTTGCGCGCTGGGGTCAGGACGGAACTGTGGTGCCGGCTGTGATTGCATTTGTACAGGAGTTTCTTCCTCTTGTAAAGCCGGTGGCCGAAAATTCTTTACTTTTTCGGTTTTGAGAGTTGCTTGGGTAAGACGTTCCTGCGCTTCCATGACCTTATCAGTGTCGCCAGAGTCATAGGCTTCACGATAGGCGCGCTTGGCCGCTTCCATCTCCATGGCCACAGCTTTCTGAACGCTCATAAGCACGTTCTTCTCGCTGTTATTAAGGTTTGACTTGAGCCGCTGGTTCTCTTGCATTACCTTTTGAGCAAAGGCAATAGCCTCTTGTTGCTCCCGTAAGGCGTTTTCTTTCTCACGGCGTTCATCGTGAGCCAGCTTCTTCATCTGGATTAGCTTCTTTTTGACCTTACTGGAATAGTCTTCCAGCTCATCGTTATAAAGCTCTTCCTTCACATTGTCCGGCAGAGGGGGCTTGCCGCGATCCTCTGCTGGCGTGTTGTCTTCTACGTCAATGATGATCTGTTCATCAGTTTGATCGTCTTCAGTCGTGACTTTTACGTCTTCCTGTTCATCTGGGAATTTAAAAGTTTCAGCCATGTCGTTCCTTATTTGCGGCGGATGCCACGTGGATCGTCTACTACGCCCTCAACAGAATCGTCATTGATCACACGGAATTCCTTGCCGTGAATGACCAGTCGCGTTCCTGAGTTGGGTCTAATCAAGATAAAGTCACCCTTCTTGCAGTACGGGCCAGATGGGAATCGGCTTTCGTCCTTGTAGCAATCTGGGCCCATGTCCACTACAAATAACACAGTGGTCAAGGTTTCCTCAATCATGAGAGTTTCTTCCGCTTTTACGAGTCCGGACTCTCCATATTCCTTCTCTATCTCTGGGATAGCGCAAAGGATTCTGTAACCAGATGGGCGGGGAAGTTGTTTAGCCTTCTCCTCTGGCTTTGTGTTCAAGATCTTGGATAAATCCACGGCCTTGGTAATGTCGAGATTCGAAATCTCACTCGTCATCGTCATCGTTTGTTACTCTTTCCTGTAGGTCTATGATGTATAAACGTGCAGTGAGTAGACCTTTCACCTCTCCACACATTCTCTTGTACTCCGGAAAATCTTCAGCCTTGCCATCGGCTATTGACATCTGGAGTTGGGATACTTTGTCATCTATCTTTGAAGCTAGAAGTTTTAGATATTTGTCGATCATTGTTTGTTCCTCATCATTTCAGCCATGAGTTTGTTCTTCTCTGACTGAGCGTCTTGGGCTAGTTCCATCTGATCTTTTTGTATCGTAGCTTGCAAGCGCGCCATATCAATATCCTTTTGGGTAGCGATACGATCACGTTCGATCTGCTGCTGCGATTGTTTGAGCTGGGCATCAGTAGCATCCTTCTGAGCCTTACGCTGTACCTCTTGACCTTTGAGCGCCAACTCTTGTTGTTGCATCTGGATCAGAGGATCTTGTTGCATAGCCGCCGCTTGAGCTTGTTGGGCTTGTGCGGTATTGGCCTGCAGTAACTGGGCACTTGCCTGCGCGATGAGCTGTGACAGCTGGACTTCGACATCCTCTGGCAACTTCTCGTTGGGGCCGGGCAAAGGCACACCCATTTGCTTCTCTATCAACTGGCGATAGTGGAAACCTAAGTGATCGGCAATGTGAGCTTGCATAGAAGCCATGATCATATTGGCTTGTGGGTTTTGGCCTATGGTCTTCATGATCAACGGGTCTTGCATGAACGTCTGGTGGGTAGCAATGTGGGCTTGTTGATCTTGATAGATAAACGCCTTCATTGGCTCGCCCTTCAGTGCGGCCATGTTCTCGCTGACTGGGTCTTTTGGCATCTGGTCATCAGGCAGCGGCACCAGCTTCTGGGCGTTCTTAACACCGAGTACATCAAGCATCTGTCTGTGGAGCTGTGGTAGATCATAGATCTGGGGAGCCTGTTGGGACAGCTGGATAACCGCCTGATACTGCACAATCTTCTGCGCCATCGTGGCCGCATTGGGATCGCTCACAGGGATCACATCGACTAAGTCATAGTCAGATTGTTTCGCCTTGCGGGATCCTTCTTCGGGTTGGTAGGAATACTCAGCTGGTGTGTAGTCTCTGATAATGTCGCGTAGAAGAGCCAGCTCTTGCTTAAAGGAATAGTGAATGCGCGCTTGAACGGCAGTCATTACCTTAAGCTGTCTCTCAAGGATGGCCAGTGTCGTACCAACGGGAGAATTGGCAGACATATCGGCAACTTGGATGTCAGCTGCAGAAGCAAACTTGCGGCCTTCTTCAACAATCTTATCAAGAAGCGCGGCCAGAACCTGTGATGGCTCTTTGTATGGCAGAGGCATGATGTTCTCTGCAATAGATCCGCTTGGTACGTCCACATCGCGCCACTCAGCTGGGCCGATTGGGGTATCGTCACCTTTAACCCTGAGTCCACGGGTCTTAAAGCCACCGGGTAAGTTGGCCAGTGTCCCTGCATCCACCAATTGACGCAGAATTGACGTACCAGACTTGGCAAACGCGCCGACAAGGTGAATCAAGCCAAAACAGTAGAAGCCAAAGCCGGGAACGTAGCCATAGTGGACGTAGTGCTGGCGCTTAGTGTGGAGTTTGTCGCCTTGTTTCCAGTTTCTGCGAATAGCCAGACACTTCATGCTTCCGTGTTCTACAGTCACGATGTAAGGCAGGGCAATTCCAGTAGGTTCTCCGTCTTTATCGGTGTGCTCGTAGCCTTCAAGGTCAAGCTCTACGTTCATCTCAAGGATTTTGTAGCGGTCATCCGACAAAGCGCGGAATCCCATCTTCTCGGCAATCTTTTTCTCTACCTCATCCAGCGTATTGTTGGGCTCTCCCAAATCAATGTCGGCATAGAATCCAGCAACTTGTAACTTACGCAGTTCGTTCTCGGTTTTTCGCATAACGTGCGTAACGCGAGGGGACGTTTGAATGTCGGACGCGCCGTAAGGCACAACCAGATCTTCAGCCGGGACGAATATTGATGTTTGTCTGTCAAAACTTGGATCAAAGTAGACTTTCTTAAAGGCGTTACCTGAAAGGCCAAGACCCCAGACCATTCTTTCGTGCTCTGGGCGGAACTCCGTCATCACATCCGTTAGTTGATAGTTCATATCATCCTGTACACGGGTGGCGGCGTCTTTTTTCTCGGGGGTTTCCTTGCCAATGATCTGAGTCTTTACCGGCCCAGCGGCAGGAAACGTGCTCATCATGATTTCAGCTTGGAATTTGACCAAAGCTTCTGACAGGAGGGGATGGTAAACACCGCAAGCACCAATCCAAGGGTCTGCTCGCTCTTCAATCTTCATCCCTAAGAGCTCTAAACCGTCTACATAGGTCTGCATCCAGTCTTTACGGGAGTTGACGTCATCGTCATAGTCACCAATCAGGTCAGTAACGATGCCAGTCACCACTGATTCGGGTAGATAGTCTACTAAGTTGGCGTCAAAATCGTCTTCTTCACCGCCGTCAATCTTAATTTCCATGCCACCAACGTTAATTGTTACCTCTTCAGGGTCAACAATCTCAATTTCGATACCTTGATTGTCTTCTGATTCAGGCATCAGGGCTTCTAGTCCCTCTGGTGCGGCGTAAAGTGATTTTTCAATGGACATATGTATCCTTAATAGTAAGAAACTTTGCGTCTAAACGAACGAACTTCGTCTTCTTCGTCCGTCTGCAAGCGTATAAACCCGCCTTTTCTGAACCTTATCAGAGCCTGCGTAGATGAGTCAACTAAGTCATCATGGTCTGAGTTGGGGAATGCAGCCATCTCTTCCATCAACTCATCAGCCCAGCGCGTAGCTGGCGCCCAAACCTTACCACTGGCAAACAAATCAGATACAGAATTGATCCTCACCATCTTATCATTACCCCTAGATGGCGTAAACTCTTGAACAGGTATTCCCATTGCCCGAAGTTCGTAAATCAACGGCGCTCCTGACGCCTTGGCCTCAACGATAAACGCATCTGGCTCCCACTCTTTATAGTGGTTAAAGGCTTTCTCTTTTAACTCTGGGAATTCCATCCGCTTTTTAAACGCATCAAGCAAAATAATATTTGCGTCATTCTGGTTCTCATTTAAATAGAACACTCCCCAAGTCGTACAGGCGGAATAGTCAGAGCGTTCGTTTTTCGTAAACGCCGTATCCCAAGACTGGATCACAAACTCACACTTAGGTGGGTCTTCGTTTGTCCATTCTTTCCACCACTCCCTCTTAACAATCGCGCCTTGTTCACTGGTAGGGCTTTGTTGGTACTGGGCATTCCATTTAGATGCAGGAAGTTCAGACTGTAGGGCGTGGAGTTCTTCTAGGCTCCAAAACTCTGGCCATAGGGGATTCCCACTCGGGAGAATCGCAGGGAAGTCAATCACCTCCCAATCGTCATTTCCGTCCTTGTCTATCGCAGACTGAAGGATCCGGCCAGTCAAATCCCGTTTAGCCCAGCGCGTCATCACAACAATGATCGCCCCTCCAGGCTGAAGACGCTGGCGAGGCCCAGAGGTGTACCACTCATAGACTTTATCAAAGACTGTAGGATCTCCTGCGGCCAAGGCGGCTTCTTGCTCAGAGTGGGGATCATCAATGATCAATAGGTCAGCACCTTTACCCGTCACTGTACCGCCTACACCAATAGCGAAATACTCTCCGTTCTTATTGGTAGACCAGCGCCCAGCGGCTTTGCTGTCAGACCTTAAATTAACATTGGGGAATATCTTAGAGAACGGCTCACTGGCTACTAAGTTACGAACCTTACGTCCGAAACCAACGGCGAGTTCTGCGGTATTGGAACACTGAATGATCTTCTTACTAGGATCCCGTCCAAGAAACCAAGCCGGTAGCATATAGGATGCAAACTCAGACTTTGTATGCCGAGGGGGCATATTGATGATCAGGCGCTTAATTTTCCCCGTAGCGATCTCTTCAAACTTCTTAGCCATGACCTTATGGTGCCGTCCGTCAATGAACCCCGGCCACATGGCATGGGCGAATTTATTGAAATCATCAAAGGCTTCTTCTCTCTGTTGGCTGGCTTCTAAGGCGTCAAGGTCATCAAGGTAGGCGGCTTGTTCGTTAGAAGGCATCGCAAAGAAAGTAACAGCGGCTTCTTCTGCCTCAGTCTTAGGGAGATTAAGAGCAAACATCACCCTCCTGATAAACAGGTCGCGCTCCTCTTGCATCTCTAGTAATTGTTTTTTATTCAAGGTTTCTCAACTTTAAGTAAGACGGCCTCACACTACGCGCAGAATTCTTTGCCCGCCGGCATATCCCCAGATCGCACAGCTTCTTCACAACCCGATGAACATTCCCGCGCCCCCTGTCTCCAGTATGAAACATGATGTCATCTATAGAAGGCCCATATCCATAGTTCCTCCAATACTCATCTATCACAAGGAACACAGTCTTTTGCTTTTCAGTCATACACGCCCCTATACACGCTTCTAATGTTTGTTGAATCATTGTAAGTAATTGGTAAGGTTTTAATTAACACTGTTAATTAGCTTTGTAAGTTTCATGCAAGGTTCGAATTAACACTGTTAATTACCCCCCACCCTTTTTTGTATGGAAACACATAGGGGGGTCATTCCTTATCAAAGTCCAAGACAGTCTCATCTGGATTTTTGGAGGGCCCCCCCTCTTTTTTTTCTAGTGTTTGAATGAGTGAAACGCCAGAGTCTAATGATTGAATGTCAGAAACAGTATGTGATAGGGCGCCCGGCGCGCGGGGGCCTGCAGGCGGGGCCCCGGGTGCGGTGGGGTCGCCGCTGGCAGCTTCCGAAGTGCTGCCGCCCTTGATTTCTTCAAGTAATTCCAGCGCATCTGTGGCCGGGCCAGCGCTGGGCGCTCGCTGCTGCAGCCTATCGAGCAGCCGGGCCCTGATGTCAGCGCTTTTGTGAATGATCACCGACTCTTTGCGCTCGAGGAACGCGCCAACCTCGAACAGCTGGCCGATCAGCTGCAGCGCTTTCATGCGTTGCGCTGGGGGGAAGTCATCATTAAGGGAGTGCTCGACCAGCTGCTGTACCAGCAGGGCCTTCAATTGTGCAGGGGTTCGATGTTTCTCCGCTTCTATTGCCAGCTTATAGGCTTCTATCTCCCTTTGAATTCTTGAGTCAGCCGCTAGGATGTAGGGCGCGTTCTTGATTGTGCTCGGTGCTGGGTTGGCCTTATGGCTGCCTCTGTATGCGCTGGCCTTACTCTGGCCGAGTGCAATAGCCCGGGCAAACTCCCGCTGCTTATGCGTGAGCTGGGGTTTCTTACCCTCTCCGCTGCTTAACAGCGATTCAATAGGAACCTGATCTAATCCGGCCCGGATCTGCGCGCGAGTGAGTTTCTGTGGCATGGTGTTTTTGTGGGTACAAAATAAGAATGACCCGAAGATAACAAAACGCGCGAAGCAATGCAACGCACTTGCACCAGCCAGGCCCTGGCCGATGATCTCACCCAGCAGCTGCAGCACCTACACAACACCGGCTGATTTATTTTGCGTTAACTGTAAAAAAACCCCTTGACAAGTCAACACATGACATCATGTAATCGTTATTCATGTTTTAACCCCAACCGAAAGGAACCTTATGAAACCTCTTTACCTTATCGCCTGCAGTGGCGCCAAGCTGGGCCACGCTGCACCAGCTGCACAGCTGTACACCGGCCAAGCTTTCAGGCTGGCCATGGCAGCAGCAGAGCGCGCCGGCGCTGATGTAATCATTCTCTCGGCCCTACACGGCGCCGTGAGCCCCACGCGCCAGCTGCAGCCCTACAATCGCGCCCTTACTGACATGAGCACCCACCAGCGCCGGGTTTGGGCTGCAATGACAGAACAGCAGCTGCAGCAGCACAAGGGCCGGGCCATAACTGTGCTGGCCGGTAAGCATTACGCCGCTGCAGTAGAGAGCTGGCCTAACGTATCGCGCCCGCTGGCCGGGCTGGGAATCGGCCAACAGCTGGCAGCGCTTAAGAACCTAAACACTACAGTTCAAGAGCTGGAAGCGCTCGAAGAGCTGGCCCTAGCCGACTACCGGGCCGAAGAGGCCGATTACCGCGCTGCATTTAACGCCGGCTGGGATATTGGCCGGGGCGCTGTACAGCTGGCACGTGTGAGATTAGGAAAGATACGCGACCAGCTGCACGACCTTGACCACGAAGGCCGGCGCGAGCTCGAGCGCGAAGCCCGGGCCGATTACGACCAGCGCACCGCGCTGCTGCTTGATGATGCATAACCCCCAACCAACCGAAAGGCAACAATGACCGCACTCACTACACCCGACCAAATAGCCCGCTACCGGCTGGCCACTCTACGCGCAGCGCTTAAGCTGGAAATTGCCGGTATGAAAAAGCGCGGCCCCAGCGCTTACGCAATCCTTAAAAAAGAAGGGTTCACCGGAACCCGCGCAGCTGTGCTGCAGCAACTCAATGAACAACTTGAAAGGGCCGACAATGTCCAAGCTTGAATTATTCGAACGCGAAACCAGCACCTACCGGGACGGCTGGTCACACCTTGACAGCTGGGCCCACATTGGCACCGCCAAGCTGCTACAGCAGCGCATGACGCGCGAGCCTGAAGGGTACGATGACGGCGGCGCCTATCTTGCCAAGGTCATAGCCCCCAGCAGCCTAAAGGGCCGCGACCTATCCCGGGCCATAGCCGCGACTATGGGGGGCAGCAGCTGCAGGCATGAGCACGACTGTTGCGGGTGCCCGAGCACCAGCGCCAGCGTTAAACGCACCAGCGCGCGCGAGTACAGCGTACACCTTCGCGTGTCATACAACTATTGAAAGGCCCGACCATGAAAAAACTAGACCGCATTTTCTTCATTTACAGCGAAGCCAGCACCGGGGTTTTGATGGCCGCCGGCGCCATTGTAGAGCTGGCCTGCTGGGCCTATCTGCCCGCGCCGTTTAGCTGGCTGGCCGGTGCTGCTGTTATTTTCTTTTCTGCAGCTGCTGCCAGCTGCGCCCTCTACATTTACAAAGCCGAAAAATGCAAGCAATGAAACACCACAGACACCGCCAGCACTACAGCCCAGCAGCAGAGCGCGCCGAAGCCCGGGCCGCTGCTGGTTTTGATTTTCTCGCCGTTTTGATAGTGGCCGGCGCCCTTACTGTGGGCGCCCTTTTTTACTTCGACATTTTTACAAAGGGGTTCTAATCATGGGAAACAGAGCAGTAATCACATTCGACACCGCCGACAACGCGCCGGCCATATACCTACATTGGAACGGAGGCCGCGCGAGCGTTCAAGGTTTCATTGACGCCGCCCGGGCGCTGGGCCTGCGCCACGCGCCTACAGCTGCAGCACAGACCGAAGCGCTCGACCAGCTGGCCGAACTATTGGCCCGGCATTATTTCCGGTGCAATGTTGGAATGACAGTTTATAGGCTGCACTACGCCGGCGCCGACCGCGACAACGGCGATAACGGAACCTATTTGCTGGGCCATGATTTAACAATTGTCGAGCGCTTTTATAAGCCGCGCAGCGAAGAGATAAACCCAGCCAAAACCGCCGCAATAGCCGAAATTATTACGGCCAGCGCGCCCGCATTTAACTGAAAGGCCCGCAATGCTTTACACATTCATCAGAAACAGCGGAAACCGCAAAACCGGCCCGCTGCCTGTTACTTACAACCTCCGGGACACGTGCCCGCCCGGCTGCGCCTTGTATCGGGCCGGCTGCTATGGTGAAGACTTCCACACCCGCATGAGCTGGGACAAGGTACCCCAGCGCGGCGCCCCGGTGCAGCAGCTGGCCGGCCACATTCAAAGCTTGCCGCCCGGTCAGGTCTGGCGCTTTGCTGTAGTGGGTGATCTGCCCGGTAAGGGTGAAGCTGTAGACGCTCACGCGCTGGGCCTAATCGTGAAGGCCAACCGGGGCCGGCGCGGGTTCACCTACACCCACAAACACCAGCCCGAAGCGCTCAAGTGGATTAAACACGCCAACAGCTGGGGGTTTACTGTTAATTTGTCAGCAGATAACGCCGGCCACGCCGACCAGCTGGCAGCCACCGGCGCCGGCCCTGTGGCCGCCGTTGTGCCCATGGATACACCTAAAGTCAGCCACACCCCAGCCGGGCGCTTAATCGTTGTCTGCGAGGCCCAAACCCGAGACGAGATAACGTGTGAGTCATGCGGGAATTTTGACCCATGGTGCAGCCGGGCTAATCGTGATTTTATCGTTGGCTTCCGGGCCCATGGCAGCAAGGCCAAGCAAACCGACAAGCTGGCCCGCAAAATAATTCCAATTTTGAAAGGTTGAATCATGCTTAAAACAATGCGCGCTAAATACCCCGGCAAATGCAGCCTATCAGGCGCCCGGATAAACCCCGGGGATTTCATCATTTACGACACCGACACCCGGACGGCCCAGCTCGAGCCGGACGCCGACACAATCCAATTCACCAGCACCAGCCCGCGCGTGAGCGATGTTTTCAACTTTTCGGGCCGCGAGTTCTACCGCAACAAAAAAGGCCGGTGCCTTGACGCGCCATGCTGTGGCTGCTGCACGATATGAGCATTACAGAACCGCGCACCATGGCCCAGCTGCTGGCCGATGGATACACGCGCGACCAAGTCTATAACGCAGTTAAACGGGGGCAGCTGGTGAACCTAGCAGCCCGTGACGCATGGGGCCGCCGCACCCGGGGCCCGGGCCTATTCTCAAACCCAGCAGCGCCGGCCTACAACGCCGGCCCGCTGCTTTCTGCATGGCATCATGAAACAAACTGAACACACCTACACCGAAGCCGGCCACAAAGTGGCCCGGGCCATTCTGACCGGCAACGCAGCGCGCGCCCGGGCTGCAATGCAAAACTTTAATTTTCTGCTGGCCCTCGAAGCAGAGGCCGACCGGGCCGAGGCCCGCAGACTCTACGCGCTGGGTTATAACGAGGCCCAGCGATAACCAGCCACCGCCCACCACGCACCGGCCCCCGGGCCGGACAGGCAGCCCGCAAGACCAGCTTACAAGCTGGCAAAACGAGGCTATTTATAGACCCATTCCAGCCAGTAAAACGAGGCTATTTCTTAATTAACAATGTTAATTAACCCAACAAACGGAGATTTTTAAATGCCAAATTGGACAGCAAATTCATTAAAACTTACAGCAAAGAGCGCAACATCCGAGGCTAAATTGGCCGAGCTGGTGCGCGAAATTGCCCGCGCTCATGCAGCAGACGAAGTGCCGCAGATTTTTAACAAGATCAAACCAATACCCCAGCCGCTGCAAATTGTGGCCGGCTGGCTTGGCAAAGGCGAAGAACAGGCCAAGCTTGAGGCCGCCCAGCAATTGAACCTTAAGCTTTACGGGTACAAAAATTGGTACGATTTCTGCATCGCGGAATGGGGCACAAAGTGGGAGCCCCGGCTGGACGAGAACGTGCCATTTGACTTAAACGGCCACGTTTTTACTGTTTGGTTTGACACAGCTTGGAGCCCGCCGGTACCAATTTATCACGCGCTCGAGGCTATGGGCTTCGAAGTAGAGGCCACTTACATAGAGTGCGGCATGGGTTTTGTGGGCTATTACAAAGCTGGCACCGACACAACAGAAGACTTTGAGCAATTCAGCACAATTGACGAGCCCGAGAGCTATCAGCAAATAGATAACTATTTTCAGGCGCGCGGCTTCGATCACTCACCATCAAACTTAGGAGGTTAATCATGACTGTATCAAAAATGATCATCGAACAAATCCAATGCGTTTATTTCGATTTGAGCGACCTATTGGAGAAGCTGGACTGTGCAGCAATCAAGCTTGAAGACTTTGACGAATTTGACAACTTGCAAGAATTCATCATTGAACAAAAGCAAAAGATGGCTGAAATTGAAATTTCTTTGACGGAGTAAAACCATGATCACCAAGGAAGATGTAGAAGACTCGATCACCTACAAGGTGACCGGGGCCCTGATGATGGCCGCCGGCCTTCTGTCTGACGCGCAAGAGCTGCTCTCTATGGGCGCCAGCGCTCAAGCAAACAAGGCCATCAATGACGCCAAGCGCGTGATTTTTATGGTCATGGATGGAGAGCTAGACCCCGGCATTCGCAAATAACTACAGAAACCCGCGCAGGGATTCGGCAGCCAACTGGGTGCCAATCCTCTGCTCGGTGTCATTGAAGTCCTCCCCAGCCTCGCCTAGCCAATAGAACGAGGCTATTTTTTTGGCTGTCGCAACCCCCATAGCATCATTGTCAGCAATCACCAGCGGGTCACGCAGGTTCTTAGCGATTTCTAACATATTCCCCGCAGAGAAACACACATGAATCGTATAGCGCTCGCGCAAATGCTTCATTGCCCTACGCACAGACATACCCGTGGCAAACCCCTCACACAAAACATTTCGGCCCTTGTTGTCGATCACCAAGCTGGCCCCTTTGGTCTGCTGCCCTGACAAAAAGCGCTTTGTGCCGTCTTCCTGAATAAGCTGGCAGCCAACCAAGTGCTGGCCGATCCTCATCGGTAGGACAAGCAGGCTATTCCAAACCAATCCTTTGTCAGGGAAACCCTTGCGAATCAAGTAAGGGTGCTGCTGTTTAACGGAGTTATTCAGAATGAATGCGGCCTTGTCTGCTGCCTTACGCTGGCGCAGCTGGTGCTCTTGCTTGGCCGCCTCGCGCTTGGCCGCAGCATTAGGATCAGGCACGAACGGCTCGCTGGATTTGTAAAGTATGTGCCGATCATGTACAGCGAAGTTAATGATTGCCCCCTTGTGGCCATCAAAGATATAGGCGCCGTTCTGTTTCCGAGGGTGATCCTCAGTCCCAACGCGCACCCAACGATCTAAGATCAGGTCTTTAATCATGAGGCCATGATCCCTTGCAAACTCTTCAAAGGTCATACGCGCGCCTTTGATTTTGCCCAAGCAATATTGCGCGACTTGATCCATGCGCTGGTCTTATAGCTTGTTGTTATTGGATTTGTTGCAAGGCCTCGAGGGTAGGTGCCGTACTTTTCTTTGTACTTATGTGCAGCCCAACCCTCTTTGTAACCTCTGGCCTTGGCAAAGAAGATCAGCTCAGAATAGAACTTTTGATTCTCCGTAACCAGCTCGCGCTTGGTTGTTTCTAACTCTGTTAATTGACCTGGGACATTCAGGACTTGCTTTAAGGCTTTCTCAAACCCGCACTCACCACAAACCCGATCAGGCCAGACCCACAAAGTCTTGCAGGCCGGGCACTTGGCCTCGGTCTTTTCTTTCTCTGTTGGTTCTTTCTTGGCTGTCTCGGCGCCGTTCTCCAGCTCGGTCACGCCCTCATCGAATAGTTTGTCCCATTCTTTCCTGAACCGGAGGTAATTACCTGAGTGATCCAGCCACAACCCGTAGTCTTTGCCGTCATAAGGCCGCATGATCCGGCCCATCTGCTGGACATGGCTGCTGAATGACTTGGAAAACGGGCGCGCAGACACGCCAATCATCACATCAGGGACGTCAAAACCTCTGGTCAGTATGTCTGTGGCAATTAGTCCGTTGATTTTCGTGTCAGGCCTGCTGAAATCCTCGATTGTCTCGGCTTTGAACTCGTCATCTTCTTTGTAACTGATCGACACAAAGTTATAACCGGCCTCATTAAACTGGCGCACAAGGTCGCGGCCATGCTCAACACCGGAGGCAAACACCACAGTCTTGCGAGGCCCACCAAACACTTCGTTGGTCTTGGTAATCCACTCCTCGACAATGTCGCCTGTGATCTTCATACCGCGCTCAGATACATCATCGGATGACCATTCGCCTGCAACCTTCTTAGCGCCGGTCATGTCGATTTCTTTGGCAATGTAGATCTTCAGCGGGGTAAGCCACTTGTCCTCGATCAGGTCACCTGTAGGCTTGGCGCCAACTACATTGGTGTAGGTATCACCCAGCCCGTTGGTAAAAGGCGTAGCCGTAAGGCCGATCACCTTCATGTCGGGTCTGTCTTTGATGAACTGAATGATTTGCTTGCGCTGCACATGGCACTCATCAATGATGAGCATAGACACATCAGGGAAGTTATCCCTGCTTTCTAGTGTCTGCGCGCTGCATACTTGGATCTTTTCATAAGGCCTGTAGCGCCAATGATCCGCCTGCAGAACACCATGGTTAATTCCATAGTTCCCAAGGCGGGTGCTGGTTTGATTGACCAACACGATGCGGTCTAGCACCATCGCTACATTCTTGAGCTGCTTGGCCTGTTCCAGCATGATGGCCATGGCCACCTCTGTCTTGCCAAACCCCGTGGGGGCGTATAGCAGCTGGCTTCTGTGGCCATCTTTGAAGCCCTGTGCGAGCTTCTCCACAACATCTGATTGATGCGGTCTTAAACTAAGCATTTGATTTCTCCTGCTGGGATACCGCCCAGCTTCGGTTTATTTAGATTCTAGTGCCTTTTCTGCCCTCTCAACGCGCTTCTTCCAATAGTTTAATTGCTTGATCATCTCAGCATTCTTACTCTGGAATTCATTGCGTGATTGGGTCATGGTACGCAGCTTGAACTCAAGGTCTTTGACCTCGGCTCGCAGCGACTCGATGGTTTCCTGAACTTCTGTCCTGGCCTTCTCAGACACGGGCAATGTTCGGATGGCCAGCATATCTTTGAGCTTAGTATTCTCTTCTGATAATGCTGTGTGCTCGATGGCCAGTTCATGCATCTTATCGTCTTCGGTGTACTCGGGCTCGGGTTCGGGCGCCGCCTTGGGGCCACGGCCTGCAATGTTAACGCTCTTGCCCTCTTGATTAACACGATTAGATTTTTCCAGACCCATGGCCTTGCGTACACGGCCAACAGTCATTGACGATACATCACAGATTGCAGCGATCTCAACATCGGTCTTCTCGCCCAGCTCAATGTCTTCTAAGGCCATCTGAACCACATAGCGGCGCTCTTCGGGGGTGCGTGGCTTGCCATGCTTCCCGTTGGCCTTCAGGCAGGCCAAGAATGCATCGCGCTTGGTGCCTTGGTTGACTACGGCCTCAATGTCCAAGAACCCTGCGCGCTTGTGTGCGTGGAACCTGTGGAAGCCATCGCTAGGCCAGTAGGATTTGCCGTCAAACCAAAGTTCGATAGGCGGGAACTGGTCTTTACCCTCGAGCAATACCTCGGTGTAGTGCTGGACTAAGGGCTCGTCAATCTCTTTGCGGGGCTGAGTACCGCCATCAAGGCGGATCTTTTGTAGTTTGATTCTTTCGGTCATTGTTTTCCTTTTGTTGATGGTCTTTTTGAGGCTCTGTTTGCCCAGCAGGCAGCGCAGTGCCATTTTGTGTGGCCAAGTTGGATACCGCCCTCTGGCGGCTTCATTTCATTGCAGTTATTGCATTCCTTATGTTGATGTACCGGCTGCTTACTTCCGATTGATAGCTGTTGTTTTGCAAACCCATTCACTTCTTCATGCTCCTTATGTAAACCGTGAAACTGCCTATTGTGTCCCGACCAAAGACGGTCATTTTCTCTATTTCTTTGGCTACCTCCTCGATTGTGTCGTTGCGTATCTTCTGTGATACCTCGTTGATCTGAGCCTTCACCATCTGCCGCTTGCGCCAGCCCATGGCCTTCTCCCATATGTTTAATTCTGGTTCACTCATACGAATTTTTCTCCTTTAGTTTGGCTTCAATAACCCGAACGTACCGGATCACATATTCGTTTGATACGTTGCCATCATTAAGACCAAATGCAAAACCATCATCAATCGCGCCTTCAATTTCCTCATCCGTCAGCCCCTCCCACTCGCGGTCATCCATCTGTTCCACCATGTCGCATATACCGGAATAGCAAGTAGGGCAGAAAGCCACCGGAATAATCCCGATGTAACCCTGAATGCCGCCTTCGTCATCTGTGAAATCACAAGAGCAAACGCTACATTTGTGGTCTGTCCCAACGTGGTCAAAGCCTTCGATCATGCCCTGACCTCCTCTTGAACTTTACTACGCTGCTTGAGCTCGTAGTCCAGCTTCACAATCAAATCTGCAATGTCAGAGTCAATCAGGTGTAACTTCTTAGTCCAGCGCGAAATCGTCAGCTTAAGATCATGGATGAGCTCCTCTTTCATTGTGTCATCCGTCATCACATCAACCACCAGCCTGTAGCCGCCGCCGGTGCTTCTGTCAGAGGGCAGACTGACAAACGCGCGAACGTGTGTTGGCTCATCTGCCAACACCGTGATCCGGCACCGCTGAATCAAAGTCCTAGCCTGATCCCTTCGGTAGCTAATTGCCGCCTCAGTATCATCCCATTCAAAGTGGCTGTGAAGAATGCTTGATTCATCTGCAGCCTCCATGATTACATCGTCAATCATCAGAACGCCGCCATTACGCCGCGCCATTTTCTCTAGTAGTTTCCGTTCTGCATCCATGAGTTTCTCCTTGTTAAATGCCTGCTAATCCTCGCCTTGCCGATCCCATCCAAGCCACCCCGTGCCTGCAATACCCTACCGCGCCTTACCCCGCCGATCCAATCCGT